AGCCCAATCAAGATTGGCCAACGGACTCGCATTGGTTAACAATGAATTGGCGGCGCCGGTTCCTTGCGCGATAGCTGCGTCTTGCGCACCTGTAAGTGCAGCCGCCTCCCTAAACCCTTGCTTCGCGATACCCTTACTACTTGCATCTCCGGTTCTCGCTCTCGCTAGCTGAGTATCAAACAACCGATTGATTGCGTCGCCATACCGATTCGAGCTAGTTCCTCCCGAATACGGATCACTAAGAAGCGATGACAAGAAATCTCTTGCATTACTTTCATCTCCAACTCGCTCAAACAAAATCCGTTTGTTCAGCTTCTGAGCATACTCTGGAACCTGCGTTTGCTCGAACCCAGTCGACGCATTGTTAAACGTAACATCACTGCCGCCAGTCGTTGACGAAGTCCCTTTACGAGAGCCGGATGATGTTTGATTGGTTACTTCCTTACCCTTGGAATTAGAAACTCCAGCACTCATATGTTTTTCTTGAAGGTAATATATTCACGGCTAAAACCTAATCGCTCTTCAAACAAGCGAAAGGCTGCACCTGTGATACGTGGGGTGGCCATTTTGACCGAATTGAATTCTAAAGTTTTTGCGTGCATTTCACACGCAGATAAAAGTTCGTTAAGTGTTGTCTTGCATTTGGCGTTTGAATATGCAGCCCATACGTAGAAGCACGCATCGCCGTTAAAGTCTACTGCGGAAAATCCTACACCAAATCCTAAAGGTTTATCATTCTTACTCGTCAATAAGCAAATCAATCCTTGTTCTCCCATTGTCGCTACCTTCGTCAGCATGTTAAAAAACGATTCAGGAGTGTAATTAGCCCGCGCACGTCTTTGATCGTTTAGCTGATGCATACCTTCTAGTAAGAAGTCCCAATGCTTTACTACAGCATAAGCATCTGGTAATCTAACTATAAGATTTGTAGAATTTATCACAGTGGATAGGTAACTACAAATGTCACTGGAGTAACTCGCATGTGGTTGAGCTTCTGCTCTGACAAATGCACTCGGTTACTCAATTCGGTTAATGCTTTCAAAATCTGGTCTAAGTGCGCCTTTAGCAACACTGAATCTTCTACATCTGGAACATATTTCGGCATGACAGTATCAGGAGGAAGCGCTGTCTTTCCTCTTGATTTAGTCAACCTAATCTCGGTTAGGTTCTTTTCGCTATCTTTCAGTGGACCCGGCATCGACGTTAGGGGCGAACCCGTAGAATTTTGAGAAGTTAATTAACTTGGAAATGAATTTAAACCTAAAGATTCGTCCAGATAATCTTGGAGAGGTTACTCGTTTAGGAACTTCGGTTCCTTCGAACAAACCATACAAAGAATACTCAATGGAACTTGAAATATAGTCACGCGTAGAAACCCAAATTTCCCATCCAAACTTAGATGTTGATGTCGACGTAGTTACATGCGCAGCTTCTGCATCAAATAGAATGGTGTCTATCTCTTTGACTTCCTGATTATCGCCGAACGTTATGTCTCCAGTCTCTAAAATTGTTTCTCCGTTCTCAAGGTAATCAGAACTTGAATCAGTTAGTAACCTTTCTCTATAAATCTTATTGTCCGTAGAAACAGCAAACAAAGTAGCTGACGACACACTCGAATTTGCCATGCCATCAATTGTTGCAAAAACCGCAGCCAGTCCATCAATAGTCGCACTAGACAACGGAAGCAAGTCAATATAACTATTGCTAACAACGCCCGAAACCAAAGAAGCCGAACGATACTGTGCGCTTTCTGCGTACCAATGTTTAGTCTGCCAATTGAACACAATTGACTTATTACACATTGTCGACTCTCTGCTTGGATAGTTCCATCTAACCTCTTGCCTAAGAACATCAATAAATCCCCAAGTGCGATTCCTCACAACTGGATCAGTAGAAAGATCAGTGTAAAAGAAATCTCGTATGTCTCCGCCAATACTTACTGCTTGCGTTCCATCATACAAGTAAATATCATCAGCAGAAATGAACAAATGGTATCTGTCCAATCCAACAACCGAATACGGAAGCCAGGCACCAATTCCCTGAATCTGTTCAGTAAACTGCATCACTCCGTTGTCGAATCCTACATAGCGCATGTTCCAAATCGAACCTGGAGTGTATATTGCGCAAACCTCACCCAACCTTTTCAATCCAGTAATGCCCAAACCATACAAAGAATTCAATTCATTGCTAGTCAACTCAAAGAAATCAGCCTCATTTGTCGTCGTCGGATCAAAATCAGTCCAATCTGTAATATCAGAATACGCAACTCGCAAAGGATACGGAGTCGATCCGTCTAAGACATTCGCTACTACCAAATGGTCATAGAACTCTTCTATATACTTCGCCTTGTAAGCAATACCTGTAACAACTAACGTTGTTGCCGCTCCACTTCCATTATACGTAATAACGGAATTTAGTAAATTTGAATAGTAAATCTTTCCGTCTCGACTAATAGTAGACCAACGATACATTGAATCAGCATCAGTCGCAAACCCTCCCGGTTGAGTAATTACAGTAGTTGTATTACTTTCCAAGTTGATAATGTCTGCTCCACCTCCATGCAAACTAATCAATAAAGACGAAGTAGCTGACCTAAATGGAACTAATCCAGTTATTGACCCTACCGATCCGCTAGTAGCAGTAAACTGAACCACAATTGGCGGAGTCTGTTCCACCCGACCATTATGGAATCTAGCGTTGTAAGTAAACCACCATTTGTCTTGCGGTATTAAATGTGCAGCGGCCGCCTGCGACATCCCTAATACCTTATCAAACATGTAAGCTGGTTTAAGCATCAGCCAATTAGTAAAAATTCAACTGCCGCAGCAGTATTATACGACGGAGCGTTCACTCCCCCAAAAGGAACTAATCCCCACCCAGCAACTGCTGATGCGGCTCCATTCATTTGGTCAAAACAATACGACTTAATCCCATCAGCAGTCAAAATTCCCATACCGTGCGAAACCCCCGCAACTTGTTGTGCCGAGTCCGCAAACGCAATACATCCTAACAAATCAGCAATCTCAGTCGATGCCGAAGGACTAGTCGTATTTCCAGTTGCTTGTGCAATTCTCGCTATAAGTTGGTCACAATCAAAGCCAAAACCATAGAATCTAATCGCATAAACTCCTGCTATTGGTTTAATTGAATTAGCGTATGTCCCCGCAGCAAGCAACGAAGTAGCGTCAACAATTGTAGTCATTGGCCTACGAACCCAGGTATTAGCCGCACCACCAGAAGTATTTGCCGTCACATTGTGCTTCCAAGAAGCAACTCGATGTAGACCTATTGACGTATGACACTTCGTTACCGTAGCCTTAGCAACCTTTCGGGTCTCTCTTATAGAGTCATCAATAACATTCGGAGACTCAGTCCCTAATGGTGTTGTTTCAACCACTGTTGCCCAATCATTAGTAGAAGTATATGGCATAGTATAAGCTAGTTAATAGCATCAACCAATTAGTCAAGGCTGTATTCTTCTGCTGCTGAGGAGTCTGATGTTGAGTTGTTCCAGGAAACTACAGCTTCCCATGCAACGTCAAGCATTTTTTGAGTGATAACAAAGTGCTCATTGTTTCCGCGCTTGAAGTATTCGAGTTGACGAAGAACCCAAAACATCATCCAGTCGTCGCAGTCGTCGAAGAAAAAGTCGGTGGCGTAGAGAGTAGGATAGGTTTGAGTAGTTGAGCCAGTAGGAGCAAGATTAAACGAATACGTTCCGGAAGGCGTGAATCCAACTGGAACTAAAGGTTGGGTAAGCCCAAAAAGTCCAGGTCCTGCAACAGCAGAACGCCAACAATAGTCAGAACCTTCGTTAACGGCTGGAGTAACGTTCCAATATTGAAAAGTCTGATCTTTCCAAAGCCAGACTGACATTCCATTAGGGCTAGTTCCATTATATAGATTATTTCCATACAAAGAACCAACTGTAGAAAAGCTGTAGTTTCCCACAGCTAAAGGTCCAGCAGAAACCGACATAGCCAAATCACCAGAAAGTTCTTGTGAAGTCGCAAACTCATCTGCCCAAGCAACTACGTCTAATTGCAAAGGAATCGGATCAACACCAAAAAGGTTTTGTGCCACTGGCCAAGGATGAAGAAAGTGACCGTGACGATAAATGTTTGGAGTTGTTGGTAGGTAGACGGATTGATTACGAATCCATTCAGTCCAGCTTTGATTGTTGTCAAAGATACGACCAAATCTTTTGGCGAATGTAGATCGTCCAGTTAATTCGATCGGACGTAGATTCCCGCCACCAAGATTAACAAACGCGCGCTCGATTCGATTGACTCGAACCGGAGTTGTGGTTCCAGCTAAGACTGCAGTTCGCAAATCTCCGCCAGCAGTATAACTAACATCTACGTCCACCGCGCACCGAAGTGGCTCGAAGTCCAACAGCTTTTGGGCATGACTACGCGCTTTATTAGTAGCGGCAAGTATCATGTCCACACCATTGACTATCAAGTCACTGGATGACCGATTTAGAAAACCTAAGATTTGATTCCGGTAGTCAGGATAAGTCATAGGCAGTGAACGTAGAAGGTTTAGTTATTTATTCTCGGCCAACTATAATGCACCTAAAAGTGCCGACAATATCTACCGGAGCAGTTGATGTGTTATCAATAGGAAGTAGTTTTGTTCCATCATGAGATGGAACTGCATAATAACACTCGTCGTTTGTTGACGCCATTAACGGTGACGAACTAATAATTTTTGTTAGTCCAAAAGCTGTTGCGGGCATTGGATTAGCTATAGTTCCGTGCGTGTTGGCGGTTATAGTAACTTGCAATTGTTTGAAGTCTTTATCGGCGGGGCCGCCGAAAAGTATAAGATCGTTGATCACTACTGCTGTTGCAGCAAGAGTTGCCATAGTATATGAGTTTGTTGAACAAAGAGTGGACCGACGTCAAGAATACCAATAACCAAACGCCGGCCCACCCAAATTGTTCCTATTTTGCTTTGTTCATACCGCCCCACGTATCGCCGGCGGTCCCGCCTTTGTTTTCGTATTGAACGGTTTTGTTTGTCTCGTTCTCGGCTTTGGTGCGAGTGGCTGTTCCACTGAGAACTGTTGTGTCTCTTACGTCTTTGCCCATGTCCATAGACATTTGAAGGTCGCGGAGGTTGACTTTACGTGATGTAGGGTCCATATTATGATATGTGATGTAATATAAGTTCGTTGCGATTTCCTTCGACCTATGCGTAGTCGAGGACGTTCTGCATGAACATGTGTGACTGCGGAAGGCGCAGTTCCAAGCCGCATTCGGTGAGGAACTCGTCCTCACGATAGTCAGCATTGTTTGGCTGACGATGCTTGAGCAATGCAGTATCGCGACCTTGAAGATAGCGATACTTGAGGTTGTGGATGTCGAGAAACAGCGCAGCGAAACGAAGCGTTGGGTTCTCCGAGAACAACGGATGAGTGCGATAGTGGACTGTTCCAAATGGCGTAAGGTGCGACACAACGGTCATGCCATAGGTCGTTTCCTTCGTGCCTTGCTGAACATTCAACACTGACTTAGTACGATATAACTGGTTCATAACCAACAAGAATCCAGAACCACAAAGGACAAGTTTTTCGTTCGTCTTATTGTTAGTTACACGGAAGAGACGCTCAAGATACTTATCATAGGTCTTTTCGTTGACAACTCCAGATGCATTGGTGATGATTCGCTTATCGTCGTCAGTGTCAGCAGTAGCTCCAAGACGATTGTAGGAATTCAGCGCTCCGCCGCCGGTTACAACCTCCCACTGCTCCAAGAACCAAAGAACTCCTGCGGTGAACCGCAAAGGCAATCCGGTTGTGGCGTCAGTAGTTTTGAACTTCCTGCCAAAGATGAAGTTCTTCTCCATCTCTTGATTATGGTTGATCGTAGCTTCCTTAGCTTTGTCTTTATACGGCCCAGTTTCGTCAAATGTAGCTGAGGTTTTTGCGGCCGTTCCAGTAAGTTGGAACGGGGTGCGCATAATCTGGCAGTAGTTACCTGGATTGATTGGCAAATTCCAGTTCGTGGAAGCTGCACCAACCTGACCTTCCGAAGCCGCCATACCAACAATTAGAACTTCAAGCCCAACTGAAGACGCAGCATTTGAGATGTTTGTTGCGGCTTCGTTAAGTCTGACGTCGATGCCTTGGTGAGTTCCGCCTGAGCCAGTAAGACCTCCTGCTCCAGTGCCTCCATAGACAGCGGAAACATGACCTTGAATATACGCCGTGCCTCCAGTCGAAACTGGGGCAGGTCCAATACGAACAATATGACCAACACGAAACTTAGTCGCATCAACCACAATGATTCGTAGAGTTCCTGCCGCAGCCACCGTGAATGGATTAGCCGCATCAGCGTTACTACCAGTATTGGTTATAAATACACCAGTAGTATTCCCGGTTGTCGTCGTCCGCTGATCATCCTTGACTTTCTCGTGCCAAGAAAACTCAGGATCGTTAGTGTCTTCGTCCTCAAGCAACGAGATCAAACCAATCATTGGCGAAGCGCCGTTTGGATAGAAATAGAACACCGAGCGCCGAACGTTCTTAAAACGTTGCGCGGCAAATTTCTCGGAGTCCAGAAGTCCTAGAATGGACATTGTATGTTTTTACTGTTATTTATGACTCAAAAAGACCTAACCAAAAATATTCTCGGCCATAGTCTTTGTCCCCGTAGCAGAACTCGGGGCCGCCCCACCAGAACCTCCGCCACCCATAGATAGCGCGGTCATTTGGCTCACGGGCTTCTGTGTCACTTGTTGTTGTTGTTGAGCAGGTTGATTGGTAACTGCGCCGTTTTGCGGCTGTTGTCCTTGCTGCTGTTGAGGTGGACCAAAGTTCGGATTTACTGTCCGTATCAGTCTTGTTGCCTCTTCTGCGACTTTCGCGTAAACTTCTGCTGGTGCTCCTTTGTAACCAGCCGATACTAAATTGTTGTAGACTGAAACCAATACAGGTTCGTAAGGCTTCAAATGTTCGTATTGTTGATAGAACGCTTGGGTGTGCTCCTGCATCATCTGCTTCTCGGTCGCTTGAGTTACAGGACCTAACTTACCGTCGACGTATTCTTTGAACTTCTTTAATTGTCCAACCGCATGATGCGCCGCAATTGTCGCTCCCATACGTGCGGCACCATGAAGCATTTCAGTCATTGTCGAAACTGCTTGAGGTCCCCCACGGAATAGAGTGTCAAGCTGGTCTTGCGATGGCCGAATAACCGCAAATTGCTGATCGACTTCTTCCGGTGTAGGTTGAATCTCAGCAGCCGAAGCTTGCTGACCTGTTCCTTGAACTGACTGAATAAACTGAGTCAGTTGCTCAGGAGTCAAAGCAACCGCTGGCGGAGTGACTTGAGGCTGGACTGTGTTTGGTTGAACCTGTGGTTGAGGTGCCCCAGTCGAGGGAGGCGCTGTTGTGGTAGGCGCAGGTTGCGCTGGAGGCTGACTGGGAGCTGGTTGTGCTTGAGATGCTCCTGTATCCGAACTAGCCACATTCGGATCAGTGCTAACTCCTGGTTCAGAAAAGATGTTAAAATCGGGCACTGTAACTGCGCCGGGATTAGACCCTAATGCTTGATCACTCATAATTTGTTTTGGTTATACTCTAGCAACTGCTTGTAGTTTTTCGCGGATGTCTGATATTTCCACCAATATTCGACGAAGTCCACGTTTCTCGCCGATTAATTGTTGTTGGTTGAAAACATCGTGTGGTCCATTTAGTATATGATTATCCACGCTAGCTCCTGCGTCAAACGTTCCACATACTACTCGACATAAAGCGTATAACAAATCTGGGTTGGTCAACGCTGTTTGAAGTTCAAGTAATCTCCTCTTTGCTGACCCTTCGTCTCCGCATTCTTGCCATTCGTCCGGAGCCACTCTCATTAACTCAAGCATCCAGTCAGGAACTGGAGAAGTATCAGGAATAATCATTATACAGTCAAAGGAAGAGCAGGCAACTGAACCGGCCCGCCAACTAAAGCGGCCAAATCCATCGGACCCTGTGGTAATTGTGCAGTTTGGCTAGTAACTCCAGCTGAGACAGCAGGCGCGGCTATCATCTGTTGAGTTTGTGGGTTGTTTGCTTGCGCCGCTATACCAAGCATAGCTTGTTGTTGTGTAGGCTGTAAGAAAAACCTCTCTGGATTGCGAATGTCGTTCAATTCCGCAATCTCGGTCATAAGAGCCCGAGCGTCGAGACCTAGTATTGCCGCGGCTTGAGGATTAGTTAGAATTCCAACGAGAAGTTCCTGCAACATCGCAGAGGTGACTCCCTTTTCGCTGGGCAGCGTGCCGTCAAGAGCCTCAAAGTCATAGTTTCCTACCAAGTCTTTCTTGCTTACGGGCAAAAACTGCGCCATGTCACGCTGATTGACCGAGTAAGGCGAAGTAGGTTGCACTGCTTGCAGGCCTATTACTCTCACCAACTGCTCAACGTCCAATCCATCTCTAAGGTTCGACAACAAATCTCTTCCAAGTGGCTCAAATCCCTGTGCCCAAAGCAGAGAACCTATCATTTTTAGCCGTGAGGCCGCGCCAGAATTGACTGCTTTGGTCTGTTCGGCGCTTCTACGACCCTTAGAATACTGACCAAGTGCATTCTCGTTGATTCCAGTCACAACTTGAATGACCTGTCCTAACGTTTCTGCGTCCTGAATATGCCCAGAAGTCACATCATTGATCGGTAACTGCTGAATCCACCTCTCAACTCCTGACCTAGCCATTCCTTTCTTAAGTCTGACAATAGACTTCCGTTCTGCAAGGTCACTCATTTCGACCCCTTCCGGATCCACAATCCAACGATTCTGCAAAGTCTGCCTAACGTTCAAAATACGTGAATTAAACAACCACGTTACTGATGCCTGTAACTCGTTAACCAACTCCGCCACACCAGCGTTCATCTCCCTATGCTCATCTGGCGACATCTGAGCGACCGAATACGTATAATTATTGTGCAAATAATTCATTGGCTCGCACTTAATAATGCGGCTGTCATTAGCTACACAACAAACATACTTCAATGGATAGTCTTCAGTTCCAAGCTTTTTACCTCCATCAATCTCAAACTCATTAGGAATCAAATCAATTTGCACCTCAGTCAATATCACTCCTCCCTTCTGCTTACCTTCCATCATGTCGTATCTGCACCGACTTCTTAGTCCCTGACTATTTCTCCGCTCCCAGCCATCCGACGGAATTTCTTTGATCCACTTAGTCCCAGCAAACATTCCACTCTGTTCCATTCTCCGCAACCAAATATGCGTTACGTCAATTTCACTAGCGCAATATTCACCTGACTGAAAATCATTCAGTGGAACATTAACATCAGGAAAGAACCTATAAGGCGAAATGATTCGTATCTCATTCCCGAGAAACTTAACCAAATCCTCAAGCACCATACTCTCTTTTGGAAACATTGGAACACCTGATAAACTCGGCATCGCAGGTTCAGTCTTTTTGGTCCATTGTTTCTGCATTTCCTTAGTCCAGGAATGCTTGAGAATACCCACCCCAAATCGACCAACGTTCAACAAGAACTGATAAAGCACAACCACAAACTTGTTGTGATTCAAATCCCTCTGTAACAAAGACTCCGCAATCTTCGCAGCTTTCCAGTCTTCTGCGCCTGATCCCGACATCTCATAAAAATTCGGTCTCTGTCCAAAGAGCTGAAACAGAAACGCAATGAACACTTGCACCTGTGCGTAGGTCAACGGAATCACCATTTTCTCCGGTTCCTTCCTCTCTCTTGCCTTAATGTCCTGCTTATCTATAGGAACCGTCCTCTTCCCCTGATACACATCATCATACAAATCCCAGTCACTATAGAACCGTGACATATGGTCCCGAGACAACTTGATCCGGTCAAGACAATGCTTAAGCATCTTCTTGTGGAACTCCGACTGGACTTCCATACCAAGTTCTTTATCAACCTCGGGAATCATTCGATGGATAGTTGAGGCTAGCTAATGGCCTCAACCATTTGATCAATGGAGTGGACGTATGCTCTGGCGAGGTCTTCTTGAACTTCGGCGCCGCGAGCTAAGTCGCTAGGGTTGTTGATAAAGAAAGATTCGACGATTACGGCCGGACAACGAGTGTTTTTGAGAAACGCGTTGCCCCGACCTTGCCAAGGAGTTTTGACCCCCCGGTTCTTGAGTTTGAGAGTAGAGACTGCCGCAGTGAGTAGTAGCTCAGCGAATTGTTTGCCTTTGGTTGATCCAGCATAGTGAATCATTTCAGACCCAGTTGCAGCAGGGTCAGAGGAGTTTAGATGAAGTTCGATTGCAAGGTCACAATGAAGAGAGTTAACTTCAGCGTATGGAGGAAGTTTTTCGACCTTGCGGTGGATTAGTGCAGCATCGAATTTTTCGGAAAACTTACAAATGTAGAATGCAAGTTCTCTATTCCAAGCAAGTTCGGTTTCGTTTCCGTCGACTGAGACGGCGCCCGTGTCGATTTTCGGTCCGTGACCGATTACAATTCCTACGATTTTCATTTTGTAATTTAGTGTTTACTGCTTTAATCTTTACTTGTTGATATCGGCTCGTTTTGCTTCGAGTTCCGCGATGAGTTTGTTGTAATTCTCTAGTGCTTCTGCCTCCAGACGGTCAATCTCGGCATTCTCTTTTTCCTGCTCCGGGGTCTTCTCTTGAACTATTAGTGGGTCGAGGATGGTTTTCACTTCCACTAGAGTCGCTCCGTTTTTCAAGGCTTCCTCGGCTTTTAGCACGAACCCATAAAGCTCCTCCGCACGGGACTTATATTTGTCTCGATCAACTGCCGACGAATTCAACAAATCTAGTGTTTCTGAGAAAAACGTTTCTAGCGCTGTCTGGAAGTCTTTACCGAATTCAGTGTGCTCCGCCGCGGCAAGGCACACTGGGCCATAGTCACTTTGGTTTTCGTCAAATGTATGTTGTAGATCGGTAAGGTTGAACATAATAGTGTGGTGGGTGATTAAGCCGCGCCTTTAATAAGTCCGGCATTGACCATTGCGGTTCTCATAGCAACGACTAGATCGTAAAGAGCCTGCATATTGGCGTTACTATCTAAGCCAAATACTCCAGTGGCGTAAGTGGCTGGAGCGACTTGGGCCGCTCCCGCAGGTTGAATAATTGGCGTAGCATTCCAAAACCCGATTTTCTGCGAGGTTGCAGTGCCAAGCTTAGTTCCCGTAGTGCTACCATACGCACAGTTTTGAGCGTCGCCGTAAGTGATGCCCCCGTTGACGGTAAGTAGTCCTGTTAGAGTGCTCGCGCCGACGACGGTGTGGGTGCCACTGGCGGTGATATTGGATGCGGTTAGCGGAGCGTCCGTCGTGCCGTCGCTGGCTAGCTTAATTCCCAGGGTTCCTCCCGAACCGCTTGGGACTAGGGCTGGATAGGAAGTTGTGTTATCACCAAGAATAACGCCCGAAAGTCCAGTTGCGGCAGTATTCGTGATAGTCAACCAACCATTAGTCGCCGTCCCAGCAGTGTTTTGCGTGTTAAGCGTGGTAGACGCCGTCCATCGTATATTACTGGTCGCCCCCGCTTGAACTGAAGCAGAGGCGGTCACCGTTGATGCCGTCAGTGTTCCGGTAAAAGTAGGACTTGCTGATAGCACCATGCTTCCAGTGCCCGTGACGGAGTTGGAAAGAGCTACACCTCCATAGGTTATTGCTGATGAAAAGGTCTGCCCAAGACTAAATGTATTCGCCGCGCCAACATAAGCTGGGTTGTCGTCACTGACAGCAGTAGAGAGTTGCGCAGAAGTGAAGCTGCCCAGGACTGCGGCGTTGCCTGTGCTTGTGACGTGCCCGGTGAGGTTCGCGTTTGTTGTGACATTCCCCGCCGTGAGGCTTGCAGCAGTGCCAGTAAGATTAGTTCCCGCAGTCGCGCCAAGCGTCCCTCCACTAATGCTACTACCACTCAACGTTCCGGTAACGTTGCTACTAGCGAGACTGATTGGAGTTTGCGCCCATGTAGTCGAAGTTGTGTCAATTGTGACTGACGCAGTCGTCATACGCCATGTTGAACCTGAGTAGGTTGTCCCGAGCCGAACGAACGTGGTTAGAAACTGCGGAGCCTGCGTCACGCTCGCGGAAGTATACCATGTTGGACGAGTCCACGCTCCGGCAGCCGAAACCCACGGTCCGTTCTGCGCCCCACTTGATTGTGCTGTGGCGAGAACTAGCGAACTGGATGTTAAAATCCCGTCGATAGTCTGCTCGCCGCTTAATGTGAGATTTGCTACTGAAACCACGGCAACGGCAGGCTTCACCTGGAGCGCTCCGATCTTATCTGTTACGGTTCCAGTGTCGGTTGTTTGAACTGTCGTTGTCGGGAGCCTTGCTGCATTAAGGGTTCCGCTGGAAATATTGGTCGCGTTTAGTGCGGTAAGGTTAGATCCGTTGCCGCTGGCTGGCGTTCCAAGTGCGCCGCCGCCGCTATACTTAGAATCAAGCTGAGTCTGGATCGCTGATGTGACTCCATCGACGAAGTTTAGTTCGGTGCCAGTTGGGAGCAGAGTCACTCCGTTAAGAGTTACTGGACCTGTGAAAGTAATTCCGGCCGTTCCATGAACCACTACGGTCCCTGCGGAGTTGTCCAGCGTGATCTCGGCCGTTCCCAAAGCGCCTGCAGCATACCATGTGGTTCCAACCACTTGCTGAGTTAGTCCAACGCTCGACATGAACAGATCATCCGCCGAGTCTATGTTAAGGTCTTTTCCGTCAGTTGATGAAATGTCTAGTTCTCCTTCAGCAGCAATAGTTGACGTAACTCCGCCGGTTAAGCCTAGCGACATGCCTCCGTCCTTAGATATCTTAAATATTGTGGTTCCAGAATTGTTCTTTATCTGAAATGAATCAACACTTTGACTTAAAGCGGTTCTAACGATTAAAGGGGTTACGGCCGCAGTAGGATTGGTAATATCAAGTCCCGCTGCTGGAATAACTCCGATTATGGAATGTCCATTAAGGTCTAAGTTGCCCCCAAGTTGAGGAGATGTGTCATCTACGAGATCGGCTATTCCGCCCCCGCCGCCGACACTAGCAGTAGACGTGTTAATCTGAAACGGATAGACGTTTACAATTAACTTCGTGGCCGTCGCAAGATTTGGAAATGTTATATTACCATTTAAACGAATCTTACTATAGCCTAAAGTTGGAAAAGCTGATTGCGCTATGGTGTTATTTGGAGAAGCTAACTTTCCAAATCCAGAACCAGTAGAATATGTTTGATCCGGACGAACAAAAGTTGAAAGAATGTTAACCCAGTTTATGTTGTCGTAAGAACCTTGAAGCTGAATGTCGCCAGTGATGTTTGATTTGGTTACTGCGATTATGTGAACGTGGTTATAGCCAACTACGTTAAGCGGCTCGGTAGGTAGAGCTTTAACCTCGTTATTGCCTGAAAGTTCGATGTTTAACATGGGCTAGGTTAAGTCTACTTTTTTTCGGCGTGCTCTTTTTCACTAAGCACTCCCGCAATGAACCCTGACTTTTTTGCTTCTTCGACTCGAGCTTCGGTCAGACCATTAACTTTTTGATGCACCTCTTCAATCTTTTCTGTATTTTTGGCCGAACTAGTGCGGGCTTTGGATGCATGGTAGTTAGCCATAGCCGCAATAATAACAGTAGCTACCGCTCCTACTGCCTGTATTATTTTTACTACATCGTCCGAGGATGTCATGGAAGTTGGCGCACGAAAGGAAAGATGTTTATACTCAACTTTGAGTTTGTTCCTAGATTAGGAAACGTGATTGAGCCAGTAAGTCTAATCCTAGGATAACCTAAAGTAGGAACACAGGTTTGAGCGACTGATGCATTAGGACTAGCGACTTGGCCTTCGCCTGCTCCATTGATATATGTCATTGCTGGGCGAGCCAAAGTGGACAAAATGTCTGCCCAGTTAACTTGGTCGAACGAACCTTGAACTACAATAGTTCCGGTTATATTCGCTTTAGTCGTAGCAATGATTTGAATGTGATCGTATCCACGAACGTCGAACACAGTTCCAGGCAAAGCTACTGCGCCATTGTTACCAGAATGGTCGAGAGTATGCATGATTTATTGTCTAGTTATCCAACTGCACTGAAACCCCGCCTGTTCGACCATAGAAGTGTGTTCCATCAAACCAAATGTCTCCATTGTTAGGAGCTGTCGGAGCCGTTCCCGACTCCAGATGCAATGACGCACGTGCAGTGGTAGAAGCCGCAATGTCCACTACAGATAATGCCGTTCGCGCGGCGTTGTAACCGACTGCGACTTTTCCGCCTGTGTTGATTTGGAACCAAGGTTTTGGTCCGCTGTTAAGTTCGCAAAAGCTAAAAGTTGTTTCCAGTCCTGCTGCCCCAACACCAGTTCCTTTGCCGGTTCGCCATGAACCATTCACTAAGTCTCCATACTCAATGTAAGTTCCAACCGCAGCATCAAGATCGTTGATTAAGTAAATTGAAGGCGGCTTCGATGGCACCGATCCGCGAATAAGCAGATACGCCACTCCATTGCCGGCTGGGTGATCCATAACGGTTAAAGCGTCAGCATCACTAATAGTCGCGGAACAATTTATGGTTACCGGACAAGTCATGCCTACAGTAGAGCACCCTCCAATAGTCATCGTGCCAGAGGTTAACGTTGCGTTGACTGGAGTAGATCCTCCCGCTACGTCGTCGAACGTACAAGTATTGCCAGTGATAGCAATGATATAGTAATACGTCGCAGCCGAGATTCCACTTGCGCCCGTCAAGCCAGACACCATAAATCGCATACCTGCTTTAATACTCGCCAGCAAACTAACAGAAATCTCTGATATGGTAACTACGCCAGCCACAATCGAAATAGACCCAGACACAATCTGAGCCGTGCCCACATTCAACGCTCGCTTTGATCCCCCATCAGTTATGTAAAACTCTTGCTGCGCAAACTTGTTTGCCGAGTCGTAAAAATTAGTCTCGAATCCTAAACCCCAAGCAGTTTTGGTGCTGTTTATTGGCACATAACCAGACGGGTCAGCCTTAATATTCAGGCCAATAAACAAACTTTCGTGGTCGGGCGCGTCTGTAAATACCTCAGTTCCTAAACTACCTAAGACTACTCCATCTGTATATAAATTGTGAAGCGTAGTGCCAAAGACGCTAACATTTGCGCCGTCGCCAAACAACATAGACGTAACTTCGGCTATCTGCGCATTAGTTAATTGACCATAGGTATCAACCATACGATCGACATCATACATTTTCATGCTCATACACTTAAATTTTCGGTTGCGAGCCAACGATCTTCATCTGTTAGCCCTGTTACTACTAAATCGTTTTCTTTGTAATCAGCATCTCGTGAGCGTTCTATATAAATCGGCTCTTCAAGAACTGTTCGATAAAGACATTCCATCATGTGGTCATCTTTGTCCACTGGACGATTTTCTTTGTCCCATGCCCAGCGCGCAATCTCCCACAAGAATCTTTTGCATCTAGGCGACACCATCCATTCAGGCATTCCGTCTGGCATACGAGAACGAAACGCGGCTTTAGTAGACTTAATCCCCCGGTCTAGGTCTTTAATCGCGCGATCAATCCAAAGACCACAAGAAGCGAAGTCATCGGCCCAGCACGCGCCGGTTAAGCGATCAACGTTGAACGCGCATGGGTCTGCTTTGGCCCGGACGATTTGGCGCTTGCCCACCTTTTGAAAGATGTCTGCGCAGACCTCGCTCACTAGTCCATTCAACCAAACTTCGTTGAAAATGTATTTCCTTCCAGTTTCGCTTACCGTTGTCAACAACGCAGCTACAGGAGTTTGAGGATGAGGATCGACCAAAATATATACTGGCCAGTCAAGAGGCGGCTGGTCAAAATCGGACCATCCATCTGGAAGCTTTAACAAAGTATGCAAATCGCGACGGAACTCCTTATAAATCAATCCCGCAAACTGCAACGGAATTCCAGTCTCTCGGCACTCCCTCTCTTCTGGGTCATCCAAGTTGTTAAGAAACAACAAGATCGCCTCTTCGCTCAAATAGCAATTGTCCCAAATACTTCCCGTGATCGACCAAAAATGAGTATTAAAAATCGTCGCCGTCCCTCTGGATATAATTGTATCCGCGTCCTCCTCACCAAAAAACATATCAGGAATCCACCGCTCCTTCAACGCCGTGAGGGTAAAATACGCTGATCCATTCCGATCGACAAGTCCACGGGCAGCCGCATCAAACATTTGCTTAGGGCATGGCTCGTCAACGTGAATAACGTCCCAGTCGCTAGACTCAATAGACTGCGGGTTTTTCTTAAAAGACTCTACAGTTTCAAACTGAATGATGGAACCATTCTCCCCTTCAATGGTTTCAATTGCGCCGGAGTGGTTTCTTCTCTTGGACTTGACAAAGCCGCGAGGAAATAACCTCCATAGTTTTCCAGGTCTAGCACCGCGCTCACTTGTAAATATTTCATCCACCTTTCCCCAATCGTTGCAAATAACGCAAATCTTTTGCGCATGTCTTGGAATGCCGGCGGTTCGTGCGGGATCATTGGGAGGATACCAAGTGCGCTCTCCAACTGCCTGCGCAACGTCTTCTGCCGCGCCGCAGTCGGACTTTCCGAAACGGTTTCCAGCAAACACTGCGCGACGCTTAAAACGTCCTGCCCGGTGAAATGCGTCTTGTTTGGGATGCGGATTGTAGTATTTGAGGCCATCGTCTTTGACCAATTGGATACGTTTGCCCATCAAATACGCCTGCTGACGGCGTAGATTTAGAAGATCGTATTCTTCGAGAGATAGACAACTAGACGGTGAGGAGGTCACGCAGCTCCTCCCGCAGTAGCCGCATTAAGCAACTCAGTCCTAATAGCTTCAACCTCGCGCACTGGAAGCTTCGTCATAATCTCGCGCTCCTTAGCCTTTAGGTCTTCCAGCTCTTTGTCAATCTCCTCCAACGTCGCGAACTCTTTCAACTTTCCGCTACGCACATTAACATTCGCCACTGCCTTACCAAGAAACCTATCGAGCAAAGAATTTGCCGCGCTCACTCTCGTCGCACCACTCTCCTTCTTGTCGTCCCTTACATCAATCAAAGTATAAACCGAATCCGCCGCGGCTCCCTTAAACAACTCATCCAATCCGTCTCTCCCCGACGTCATAATCTCGTCCATCACCCTCTTCCTAGCCCACGGCTGCGCAAGCACTGTTTGCACATGCCCTTCACTATACTCCATTGCTACAGCTATCTCGCGGTGGTTCTTTCCTTGCGCTTTCAACATGCACATCAACCTGTGCTCCGGCTTTTCACCGAAAATATCGACCTGAGGAATCGGCACCCCTGTGGGCGGATCTTCTTCGTCGGTGCTACCTAATAGCGCGAACAAATGCCTTCTGGCAAGGTTCTCTTTCTTAGCCAAATCAGGATTAGACCCCGCGCCAAGAGGACGTCCTTGCGGACGTTCTGGATCAGCGGCGAGAGTATCGAGTGAATGTCCCATGAACAAACTAGGCGAAGTAGTTAATCCCCCAAATTAGTAACAAGATCAGGAGGACCAAACCAACCACTAATCTAATCGGCGCTGGAAAGGGACCGAAGAATTTCTCGATTAATGCATACAGCCCACCAATGCATACCAAGACTAGAACTAGAATTAAAAATCCGATTAGTAATTGCTTCACGTCCATCGACCCTGCGGCAAGAATAGGAAGAAGTAAATTCGTTAATGTGTTCATAATCAAAAAGACATGTCGCGCAAAACTTGCATCACCGCGGGCTCCGTGCTTCCATCGCTTGGGCGCTGCTCCACCGGCACTCCGCAGTCATACTCATTCTCAGGCTTCTCGTTCGGCCTGCTCCCAAATCCGCACTCTCCGGCCAAATTAAGCGCTTGAACCCTATTCACCTCACTCGCAGCTTGGCTCAAAACGCAATCCTGCTTAACCCTAGCTCGTGTTCTTGGCGCGAATCTCATATCATAAAGGTTGCTCAACTGAGAGGACTATCGCAGAATCTCGCTCACCTAGCAAGGAATATGATATGAGATTTAGTCTAGGCGCGCACTCACTCGATCTAAGATCGCTTATGAGATTAGGATTTGGTGGTATAGGATTTGAAAAATTGGAGTGGTCGGAAAGTGGCCCTGAATGAGACACAGACCCGCCCGTGGCAAAGGTACCCTTTTGGCAATCGAGCGCGCTCGACTATCTAATCAGCCAATAGCATATATGATTGAGGAAAGCGAGGTGCGCAATAGAGCGCATCCAATCCGCTTGCGGAGTTGATCTTTGACATTCTAAATGCGCGAAGTAAATAAGCGCATCGCAAGAAAGGAGAGAATAGAGCGGGCGGTGAGCATGATTACACACTACATTACCGCACACGACGACACGCAAAATATCACCCTTAGCTGGCCATGCGGAGGCGAATACGCTTCTCTTGACGAAAGATTAGCTTGGCTTGTTTCACACTACGGAATAGAGAATTTCACATGGAGCATAGCAGAAGTCTGAGTCATCCTGTCCCGCTCGTTCTATTCTCTCCTTTCGATGATGGGTAATTTGAGCCTGATAGCTAGTAAGGGCGCTTGGAAGTGAGGCTGAATCACAGCTTCACATGCCAAGTGTCATGAAAACTAACACGATCAAACATCTAGTAATCATATGAACATTGAACCAGAAAACCTCAGGCTCGCTAAGGAATACTTTGCTGAAAAGCATATAGTCATGGGCTTGACGCAGAAGCAGCAAGTCGGCTTGATGGTTCGCATGCTGAAAGAGAACGCTCTCTTGGCGTCGGACACAAAAGAAGACCTTGTTAAGGTTGCGTCGATTCTCTACCCCTTGGCCAATGCGTCAGCCGCAAGGCAAGCATTCGAGAAGTTGAAATATCTCGCGGCCTCAACAACCGGAAAGACAGCCGAAAGTCTTGCAGACAAGTTCGCGGCAGAGTTCGATTAAGTCGAGCTACACCAAGCGCCCTTACCTCTCGGGTTCAAATTACCCATCATCAATCTAATGTCTGCGCTAATCAATAGCCTCAACCAATCAAATCTAAGAGTGAGTGCGTGCATGAGTGAGTGAGTGAATACACGCATGGTGGAGCAGATATAAGGACGAAATTTTGGAAATTCGCCATCGAATCTCAACATCCAAAAACGGAGTTCAACCTCAAAAAGCGAGAATACTAGAGAAAGAGTGTATACTCCAAAAAAATTCCTTCTAGTATACAAGCCCTTTAGCTATCTAGTTCAAACTAGCCTTGTAGTGCAATTCTCATTTATGAGAGCCTACTCGCGATCGCGGAAATCCGCCCTAGGATGCGTGTGTTCACGCACCCATGCACGCGCGCACTCACCTACAGATTGGGAAATCGAGTGGGATTTAGTCTAGCTTTGCAGAGTGAGGATTTTAACCCTGCCGGGATTGAATTTATCAGTAACCCAAGACAAGACAAGACAAGACAAGACAAGACAAGACAAGACAAGACAAGACAAGACAAGACAAGACAAGACAAGACAAGACAAGACAAAACATATGAAACCACGAGAAGTAAGAGTCCTATCTAACAAAGACGGAATGTTTATAGTCGAATTAGTCGAAGACTATGAAGTCAAACATACGTTAGTAAAGACACTCGAAAGCCTGAGTGCTACAATCAACGAGTGGATTTATTATAAAGTAATCTAGCAGTAAACCGGAAACATACAACAAGCAAATGAAGCAAACCTAACATGCCAAAACAAAACCTAAAAACGAAAGTGAAGCTGACCAGAAAACAGATCAGCAATCTAGAAAACCTTTTGATTAAAGCTAACCGCCAACCTTCAAAAGAAATAGCTAAATATGTTGAAATTGAAGGACTACGTAAAGTCTTTAGATGCCAAAAGTGCTATGCTACTAATTGGCTCTATCCTCATGTATTGCACATGGAAAAAGAACACGGAGTCATCAATTATTTCAAAACGCTTCACGAACTTTTCATAGATTAACAACATATCCTAAATATGCCAAAACAAGACCTAATCCACGAACTCGCAATTGCGCGTAACAACTGCACTCAAATGCGTGACCACGAATGGGCTAGTGCTCTGTGGTTGCTTATACCAGAGCTGATATACGATGTCATCAAAGAGATATTGTATGTTGCAAAGTGTCTGAGATATGCAGTCTATGGTTGGAAACAACCAGAGCGCAACTAAAACCAAAACCAACATCAAGCCAGAGAGCCTAAAAACTCTCTGGCTTTTGGGTTTTTATATCCCAAGTCTTCACTCATTTAGTTCAGCCAATAGCATATATAGATAGCGGAAGTATAGAATACCCCCAAAGCAAAATTAACCTTAGAAACAAAACCAATGAATATATACATAGTTGAATTCAAATACTTCATTCGCTATGCGCCTTCAACAGGCGCCGAGCTGAAGTTCGTTTACGCCAAGACTCCAAACGAAGCAATAAGACTAGTTGCTGATAATCATAAAGTTCAACATGTGTTGGGCATATGGTTACTAGGCAAAAAGTGCGCAGCTTCACTAGTGCATAAACCAGATATGCTACCATTAGTAAAATACTGCGCATGAAACCTACAACTAATCAAATCCTCGCACGTTTAATCGACAATAGTAATACATTTTGCGAAGCGCGCGAAGAGGCAACTAAATGGGCTAGCATATACATAACTAGCGAACTCAATAAAGTTGACGTTAAAATCGCAACTAAAACTCTCCGGCTACTAACCTCTAACGCAACATGGAATGTTGCAGTGCGAATTCTCCCGATTAGCAAAACCCTTCTTCAGTACGGCATTTGGAGCGGTCTACAAGTCCCAATAGAACCAAGTTCAGATGTCATCGACAACATTCTTCTAGCCGCGTGGATAGCTAACCCTGCGCATTCAATCAATCTTGTTCGTCTCGAAGATGACATTCCGCTTCTATCTCAAGCAGTTAATGCTAATCTTCCATCACTCGACAAAACCGTCACTCCGGTGCTTAACCACTGCAACCAGCTAGTTTACACTTCCCAAAATGGAATCAAACACGAATACCTATATCCAGTTCAACTAGCCTTTGAACTCGCTGGCATTCCATCACCCAAAAACTGGGAAGTCTGGCGCGAACCTGATGGCATTAACGTCCCATTCACTGCTTACGTCCCTCACAACGAACCTTTAGGTTCAATCCGTATACTCTACCACGACGGAGAAATGGCACTAATCATCTCAGGCGATCAACTTCGTGTTGAACTCATTCATCTCAAGCGTCTCGAGTCCGCAGCCCTCGAAGGAGTCAACTCTTTGATTGCGACTAACACCAAGAAAAAGGAACGTTCCATCGGACACGGACGCGAACTAACCAAAGCTGAGTTTCTAGCCGAAATCGAAGACTGTATCTAACCAATTCAATGCACTGGCTACCAGCTCAATGCGCACTCTGCGGCAAAGAACACGAACGCATCCACGGCGAACGTATCTACCAATTCTACTCACGCAGAGTCAAAGTTCAGGTTGTTACCTGCGCTTCTTGTTGGTCTTCCGAAGGCTCTCCGTTAAACTCCAAGGCGCGCGAGTTCACTTTCGACTCCAAACAACAATGTTGTATTCAAACACACTAACGCAATGACCACAGTAATACTCCTAAACCTCCTCGTAACCCTACTCATTCTTCGCATAGCGATGCCACGGCGATCTTCTCATTTACAAACCCTAGCTCGTCGAGACGTAGCCAAACGACGCAAAGGCCGCGACATCGACTTTGAAGGCCGTCGAAGCTAATAATTAGCCTCAACTAATAGAAAAAACAAACCATAATGAATATAACAAACGAAGAACTAACCTTGCTATTACAATCAAAAACTACATCCCAAAAGAAAGCTATCGGACAACATATTGTTGTGCTTGATCGAGGCTTTGTTTATGTTGGTGATGTAACAATTGACAATTATTTTTTAACAATTGATAAAGCTAGTAATATTCGATATTGGGGAACTAAAAATGGACTAGGAGAATTAGTTAACGGCCCTTTGAATGAAACCAAACTTGACAAGATTGGAACTGTGATAGTTCCAATGCATGCGGTTATTCACCTTGTGCCATGCACTGGTTATTAACATTTGGTTATAGCGAATATGGCGACGGCGATGGCAATTGTTATGGCAATTGTTATGGTGACGGTTTTGGCGACGGTGATGGTTATGGTGATGGTTATGGAGATGGAAATGGCGACGGCGATGGCAGTGGTTATGGCAATGGCTGTGGTTATGGTAATTGTTATGGCGATGGTTATGACAATGACTATGACAATGAAGATGGTTATGTTTATGTTTACTAAAACTAAAATGCAAACCTACCTAATGATAGTATTTGTTACTTTGTTCTACAACGGGCGAATGGTAGCAATTCCGACCTATATGGTTCCTAGATATGTTGCGCACGGAGCATCGCCAACAGAGCAACTTATCACTAAGCCAGTTCAGCCGAAAGCATACGATCTTGGAAAGAAGCTCGAATAGAGTTAAAGTCCAAACCGACCACGAGCGACGGTAATCGCGCGAACTAGTGTCCCAACTGCTAGAATCTTATGTTGGCGGCTATTGAGACTAAGCTGATCCAAGGTCTCGTTTAACTACAAAATGAAAAACGCCCAGTTCAAATCCCTCGGAGTAATTCTAACTATTCTAGTTCCGGGAACAAATGAAACCGATTCCGAAGTTCTACGCAGCCAGATAACTTCGCACATTGCTCAAGCAGACTTAGCAAGTTTGCAAGGATTAATTGCTATTATCGAGTTCGACCAATTAGCCAAGCGCTCTGGCGCCGGGGCCGAGTCAGCAGTCAACAATGAAATCTATCGAGGAGTTTTGGCTGACTTCCGATCTGAGTTTTGTGAACGAATCGAAGCAAAAACTAATATCAAGCGCAAGGTCAAAATATCTGGCCGCACCCGCAAGAACGACGCTGGAGAAGAAGAACCAATTGAAGTTTACGACGAATCGGAAGGTAAGTATGTTGACGGAACTTTAGCGCAAATAGCAAAGGATCGAGGAGTCTCAGAACTCCTAGCTCCAGTTGAGTTTGCTTCGATACTCGATGAAATAATGTCTGCGGTCGAAGAAGTCAACGGAGAAACCAAGCCGTTGATTCGATTCGACCCAACTCGCGCAGAACGCAAAGTTGGTGGACCAAAGAAACTTCCCGACGTTTATCGCAAGGCTGCACTTGCGATCCAGTCCAAAGGAAAGTTGGACGCGTTCATCAAGCACTATGGAGTGCAACTTCTGCCAGAATCGACCGACGAAGAAAAGGTCGAGGCAGTTGGCTTCAAGATGAAGCAACTGGAGGACGCAGAACGCAAGGCGCAAGAAGCGTTGGTTGCGGACAAATACGGCAGTTTGGTTTAGTTCTAACTAGCGCGAGGTTTCGTGGCTGTCCTCGCGTGAAGTTAAACCCTGCACTGGGTTTAGGTCATAGGCTCAGTGCAGTCTTAACTTTACAAACTAGATTTTGATATGCGCGAAAACGAACCGCTACTACTCGAATTCCTGAAACACACACGTCACCTATGACTGACACCCTCAACACCAAGCTCGACGCCATCTTCGCCACTATCCGACAGGTTCTCGCCGAGCGCGAGAATGTAACGCAGGGGGAGTGGACAACGGACGGAAACTTTATTAACTGCGAATGGGTTGACCTGTATAAGAATGACAGACTCTTCATCGTCCGCATCGTGAACCTCTCCACACCGTTGCTGCAAGGCATGGTGCTGGCGATTGAAGGGTTGCGAGTGCTACATCAAGATATGCAAGTTCGCGGGAATCAAGTAAGCCGCGAAACCCTCCAATCCATCGCCGACCTGTTCCCGGACAGCCCGTTATGACCACCACTCTCCAATCCGACCTAACCGCCTATCTCGCGTGGATTGACGCCGAAATCGCCAAGTGCGATGTGGCGACAGCGGGACCGTGGGACAACGAAGGACACGCATGGATTTACGCGAAAGTCCCTAACGGCAGACCAAACGGAGAAGGTATCGCTATATTCAGAGGTGATCACCCGACTAACGAACAGGACACTCGCAACGCGGCCCTTTGCGCCTCCGCAGGCACCCACTACCGCCGCGTTCTCGAAGCGCAGCGTGCCGCGCTGGAGGCGCTGGTGACATTACTCTCTTCTGCCGCACCGCATCCTGAAGTCAGCCCGTCGATGTTCGTGGCATGGGCTAAGGCCAACGACGCACTCCACGCCATCCTCACCGCCTGGAAGGAGTCACAATGAGCGACATCCTAAAACTTGCGACTGCTTTGGATGTATAGCTTCAAGAGCACTCACACTATGAGAACCGCTGAAACACATAACATACGACCAGAACTAAGCGAAACTGCGTTTCGTCGATTCGAACCGATAATCAACAACGCTGTAGTTTCTTATCCAAACTCAATAAAAATAATCTGGACTGACTCAGGGCTACGTTGCGTCACCTTCGTCTCCAGACTTCGTGATGCCATTCGTTCGTTTCGACTATACAAATGGCCTACAAATTGGTTCAACCCTAATACAATGACGGGCGCATTGAACTCAATCGTCACCGTCCTCGATCCAAACGATCAGCGCGCTATTCTTATCGGACCAAAACAAGTTACGGTTCTACCTCCAGTCGACGCGAGACAAGAACGTATTGACCATTATCAAAACACCGTTCCTCTTGTAGGCCTTCTTCCTTTACTAAACCAACCAACTGAAACTCCATCAGCAGTCTCCGCGGGACTTTTAGTTCCAATGGAGCTTTTGGCTCAAGACTTAGACGCACTTCGCACTGCTGTCACAGCCTACTGTGCTCTAGTTGCTCTTGGTCTTAGTAACCTAGGTAAACTTCGCATAGCCAAACCACTAAACGAAACAACCAACAATCAATTTCGTGAGCTTCTCAACACTCTCGACGAGTCTTATGACGTCGCAGTGATTGACGAGACCACGCATTACGTTCTATTCTAAATATGCCTGAACTAACTTTAATTGACGAAGAGTCCGCCGATCCCATAAACGAAGATCGGGTCGGTCGCTATATTATTAACCCAATCATATTCGCCAAAATACCTTGGGTAATTCTTTCTAGGTTTAATAGCGTATTTCACACAGCAATGGTTGAAACCTTAACCCCAAATAGCGTTATAGTTCTTTGTTATAGTCCTATGTTTAACAAAGACACCAAAGACGAAATTCCGTTTTACGAAATCCAAATAGCGGCTTCTAGTGCGATCCGAATAACAGCGGCAATTCGCATAATAGACAGCGAAACTGCGATTAAACAAAACAACACTGTAATTTTCGACATTCGAGATGAACTATTCGATATAAAAATCGACGTAAAGTCTTATAAAGACGCTACACTAAAATCCCAAACACTAAATGGACGAAACTAAACCAATACCATTCTTTGTCTCTGGTCAACGTGTCCCCGATCCAACTTTAGACTCATCTATCTCAGTCAACGACGATCGCTATAGACTCAACGCTAACATCTGCAAACAAGACGAAGAACTCCTAAAAACCGTCAGCTTATCACGTGGCACCATCCAACTAGTTACCTCTAATCTAATACATGAATTCTGCAACACCCTTCGACGGCTCGGAATCAATAGTCGTCTCGAACTCGACCGTTTCCATGTCGCCCTCGCCTGCCGCTCCGGTTATATCAACACCGACTTTACATCAGGAGCAAGCTCAACCTCAAATCCTGCCGCCGCCGAGTTCGACGTCCTCTGCGAACTCCTCCCAGTTGGGGCAGCTAAACGTCTCCGCGATTGTTTTCTCCGAGTTACCTCTGTATCGTCTGGTGGGACTGGACCCATCTCAGATGACAACAGAACAACAAAGAGCTTATGTGGAAAGGATCCGCGAACTAAGAAAGTCTCCCCAGTCCCTAGGAGCAAGGTTAAAAAAGGACGGCGAGATACTTGATGCCGAACACGGTGTAGGTGCAGCAGCTACCATAAAAGCTAAGCGCACTAAGCAATCGCCAGCTCCACAAGCCCAAGCTCCGATTGATGTCAATAAGTATCTTAACTTCTGACCAATCAAGTTCAGCCAATAGCATATTAGCCTATGACAGCTAAACTTTCTTTACTGCCTCCCTTACTCCGCAACGGAGCCTTCTACATCGACAACTCCTCGTTCGAGCACCTATTCCGCTGCGAACGCGAAGCTCTCTATGCTCTAATCCACAAACGACAATGGAATGGCGACGTCTCAGCACTCAACTTTGGTTCCTCCTGCCACGCTGGACTTGCCATCCGCTATCGCAACGGAGGAATGGCTATGGACTCTTTCCAAGGTATGATGGAAGCGTGTTCAACGTCTTTAGCCAAACTCCCCTGCGAACCGGGCGACTGGCGCAATCTCGAATACGCTGTCGAAGTCATGCGGCTCTACTGCCTCGAATACCCTTATGAAGACTTTGAAGTTCTAACCATGACACAAACCGACCCCAAGGACCCACTAAACAAAATAAACGTTCCTTTGGTCGAACTTCCATTCGCCGTTCCCCTCGGCACAGTAGTCCTTCCGCAACCAATGCTTTTGACTTCAGTTGACGATTCTGACCCAGACAACAAGCTCATTTCATTAACCGAATACACCGAAATTCCCATAGTCTGGATGGGCAAGATCGACCTTATAGTCCGTAAGTCAGGCAAAATCTGGTTCCCTGACCACAAATCCACTTCAATGTTCGGTCCAAACTACTTCGATCAATTCAATCTTCATGGACAATTCTCTGGCTACAAGTGGGCACTACAAGAAGTTCTCAAGACTCAAGTTGAAGGCGTCATAGTCAACGTCCTAGCTATCCGAAAGCCCACCAAAACTGGCAAAGGTATAGAATTCGGACGTCGTGAAATCCCCATCCCTCAATACCAAGTCGACGAATGGAGAGACAACACTCTCTCCCTTTTAGCTGACTTCTTTTCCATGCTAGAATACTGGGACTTTCCAATGCGCACAGTCTCATGCATAAACAAATGGGGACGTAAGTGCGACTACTATGGAGTCTGCGCCCTGCCACCAAATCAGCGAGAAATCTATCTAAACACAGGAGACTACAAAAATACTACATGGTCTCCATTAAACGCAGACTAAAATGAAAAAGAGAATAGCACTTAGAATTCTAATCGCAGTATCAGTAATCCTAATCGGATCAATAGCAAGTAATCGCGCGACTGTATTCGTTTGGTATGACGAATCAGATCACTCATATCACTCCTACTATATGGACGACATCTGGACTTGGTATCGTTGGATAATCGGAAATCCATTTGGTCCTAACTCTCCAACCGTTCACCCTAATATACAACCAGTCCCTACGCCAGGTCCAGGAGTGCCAACTCCGCGCCCAATTCCAATATAGTCTTCGCTATTTACTAGCCTCAACCTATGCAATCATCTGATAAATACGTAGCGCAAACTAACTTTGCTCTCTTGCTAATAGGTCCGCCTCTTAGTGGGAAGACTAATGTAGCAATGGAGTTTCCTAGTCCATACTTCTTTGACGCTGACGACAAATTAGCTAATGCAGTGCAGCGTCATCCGGGGAAGAAGTTCTTCTGGGATAATGGACTAAGGAACTCGGCGGGAGGTCCAATCGAAGGCCCTAAACGATGGGAGAATGCGGTTAAGTGCCTCAAAGAAGCGTGGGTTTCGCCCGAAGTAGAGACTATTGTGATTGACTCTGGGTCTTCGTTAAGCACGTTTTTGATCGAGCATATTTTACAGTTTCCGAGCACGGCAAAGACCACACTCATGGTAGGAGGAATCAAGGTTATGGACCAAAGTATGTGGATGCCGTTTAGAGATTTGTGGACGAGATTGATTATGGCGTGTAGAGCGAGTGGAAAGTTAACGGTTTTGATTATGCATGAAGAATCGGACAAAGATGAGGAGTCTGGGACGTTTGTGCATAGGCCACTTATTCCGGGGCAGTTGAAGAACAATATAGGAGGATTGTTCACTGATGTATGGAGAACGGAGACCAAACAAGTAATGGGCAAGAACCAGATAGAGACTAGGTATTTTGTAAGAACTCAACCGACATCGAAGATGGCATTGGGTAATTCACTTGGACTTCCAGCTGAGTTTAAGTTTACGACTAAAGCGTTTAAGGACGCACTTGATGCAGTGAAGGCAAAGACTGTGCAGCCGTCGATGCCAGTTCCTGAATCAGTAATTTCTGTAAAGACCGACAACATAATCACCGGTCCAATAGCTTTAACCGCAGCACCATAGCATCCGCATACGTCGCGTAGACGAAATACCCAATGCCTCGGGTTCGCCATATTTACTGGCAAATGCTTTTGGTGCCGCGGATTATTTGAGCAACCGCTCGAACTGCCAACGACGCAGCAAACCAAGTCGTTAGAAAACAAACAAACTAAATATGCAATTAGGTGAACTACAAAGTCTGCAAGACCTTGATTTGACAACAGTCAACACGGACTATCCGGTGTTACAGCCTGGGATTTATCCATGGATGATTAAGTCTGCGGAGATCAAGGACACCAATGATAAGAAGGGTAAGTTGTTGGTGATCGGGTTGGAGTTGATGGTTGACGCGGTGGATAAGAACGGTGCCGCAGTTACTGCTGGGTTTAAGCACACGCACCGCATTGGATTGACTCCAACGGACAAACGCACCGGAGAGATGATCGGCAGAGACGTGGCACTGCTGTTGGATGCAGTCTTCGGTGAAGAGGGACGCAAAAGCATTAAGCTAGCAGCGTTCAATATCGAAACGTTGGTGAATCAGCAGATTACAACGAAGACGGCGGTGCAGCCGGAGAAGGATGGGTATGCGGAGAGCACGAGTGTGAGGTTTGTGAAGAAGGAAGTTAGCACTTAATAGGCGAACTGTGCAGGCCCGGCTGCCTTGTTAATTCCGGGAGTTTTTATGTTAGACTTTACATCAATCGCTTATACCACTCCACAAACAGGACTCGAAGGCGCTACGTGGGCAGTGGGAGTTTTGTTGTTTTTGCTGATTGGAATAGTAGGTATACTAATTTACAAGTTTCACTAATATGACAACTGTTTATATCGACACATGCCAAGAGCAGCAATTACATATAGTTAGAACTTACACAAATTCACGTTTAGTAGAAAATAGAAAGACTAGATATGTTAGTGACATAATTAAATACCTTAACCAACTAATCCCAGATGAAGTATTCTGGAATCTTTATCCACTTAATATAAAACTCACTACAATACATGGAACATAATCACATAGACCTAGACCAAGTCAGAGTTGGAACTCGCAAACGGGTTGACTACGGAGACCTCGACGAACTCGCAGCCTCAATACTTCGCTATGGTCTACTGCAACCAATCGGACTCAATCACGACAACGAACTAATCTTCGGCGGCCGTCGATACTTCGCGCACCTAATTCTTCGTGACCTCGGACACGAACGCTTTAAGCAAGTCGAATACGTTCATCGCGAGACTCCAACTCCCGCTGATCTACGTGAAATGGAGCTTGAGGAAAACATCCGTCGCAAAGACATGGAGTGGCAAGAATATGTTCTTGGAGTTTTGGACATCCATCTTCTCAGGTCCCAAGAATCCGCTATTGCTGGTGAAGAATGGGGACAGACTCAAACCGCTATCTCGATCGGACGCTCTCGTCAACGAGTAGGACAGATTCTTCCAGTCGCACGTTACATTCGCGACAACCCTGAGAGCGAAGTGGCCAAGTCTCCTGATGTTACCTCGGCGTATACGAAACTAATGGAGCAACTTCAGAGACAAGCTGAAGGAATGTTGGCTGCGCAATCTCTTGGTAATGGACTAGCCCTCAACAATATGACTTCGACTGGCGCGCCACTTGCGTCTAGCGCCCTGCCTCCGGGAATTGGTCAGTCATTGGCTAATGCACTTAGTCAGTTCTTGATGCCTGAACAACAAGAGTCTATATCTACCGAAGCTCCGCAACCGAATATTCTTGACCTAAGTGGTTTAGTCCCTATTGTAGTTGAACCAGTTCTTACTGAGCCCGAACTCAAAAGGATCGACATTAACCTATACAATTTCTACCGCAACGAGTCATGCTTAGTCTGGATGGCAGCTAACCCTAATTCAGTTAACCACATCGTTACCGATCCTCCGTATGCTATCGACATGGCGAACCTTCAGCAAGAGAACACCGGTATGGATGTGGAGAAGACAGTCAACGAACATGTAGTCAAAGACAACATCGAACTTCTAAAAAAGTTTGTCCCGCTCGCATTCAAAACTATCAAAGACAAAGGATTTCTAGTCATGTTCTGCGATGCAATGAACTTTCGCTGGCTAGTCGACCTCGGAACCGAAGCAGGATTCGCAGTCCAACGTTGGACTAATGTATGGTGCAAAGTCTCAGGCATGAACCAAGCCGCGGGGTTTAACTTCACTAAAGCCACCGAAGACATTATCGTCATGCGGAAGCCGGGATCAACATTGATCGAGCATCAACCTCTTAACTGGAGGGTAGTCCAAAAAACTATAGCTGACAAAGACTTCGATCATCCGTTCGCCAAACCATTTGAACTCTGGTCTTGGATAGTCGACGCAATCTCAGTCCCTAGTCACGTGATCTACGAACCGTTTGTAGGTTCCGGTTCTGGTGTATCTGCGTTTATTCGCAAAGGCCGGAGATGGTTTGCTAGCGAGATAGGAGACCAACACCATCTTGAGTTTCTACGCAACACGGCGAAGACGCTTATAGAACAGTTCTCGGGACAGAGATACGAGGTTCATGTTCATTACACCCCACCGCCATTAACTCCAAAACTTGAATGACCCTATTCACCATTGAATTCCAAGGTTATGACTACGACGTAGGTCTCACCTGCGGCAGGCCATCGTCTGTCGTCAAACGTAAACGCTACGCTTCTATTGGCACTGAGGTCGAATTCGACGAACTGCCATTCTTGCTTCAAGCGTCTATCGAGAACAAGATTAACACTGTATTTGACCACACACCAGCTTCACTCTTTTTACGTGGCAATAAACCTTCCTGACTCTTTTCTTAAAGCAGTAGACAACCAGCTTCCTAGCTTGATTCCTACTGGCACGCTTGTTCCCAACGTCTTTCCCACGATTGACGCGCCCTACCGTCTAGCCATAGTCGGAGAAGCTCCGGGCGATAACGAAACCAAACAACGTCACCCATTCGTTGGAGCCTCAGGTCATTTCCTAAACCAGCTTCTCGCGGCGCACGGAATAGACCGTCGCGCCTGCTTTGTTGGTAACATCTGCAATTATCAACCTCCAGAAAACAAACTATCTTACTTCAAATGGAACGGACCAGAAATAACCGAATCGCTCGACCGTCTAACAAACGACATCCGAACCTTCAACCCGAACCTAATCCTCCTGCTGGGCAAATACGCCCTTCGCGCCGCCTGCGGAGAGTTCCGCTCGATCACTGCTTGGCGGGGCTCTTTACTACAATCTAACTATGACTCTCCCTTTGCCGGACGTAAATGCCTACCTTCAATCCATCCGGCAGGCGTTCTACGCAAATACGATTGGTCCCCACTACTCCGCCTTGATTTGTCTAAGTCGCGGATCGAAGCCACCAGTCCTGCTCTCGATTTACCTAAACGAAACCTCTTGGTTGGTTGTTCTTACTCAACGATCATTCGCGCGCTGGGCGATATTGTTGAGCGAGCTAGACAACAAGGGCCTCCAGTTTGGGTCTCGTTTGACCTTGAAGGTTACTGGAACAGAGTTACACGTTTCTCTTTTGCGACCTCACCGACCGAGGGCTTCGTTGTTCCGATTACCAGTGGTGAGTTCGATTCCCACTGGTCCCTGGATGAAGAACTCGGAATATGGGTGGCAGTTAGTCGGATCCTTACAGACCCTCTCATACCGAAGGTTCTACAAAATTCCCTCTACGACCGTTTCGTCCTCGCCTATCAATACAAAATTCTCATATCCAACGTAGCTTGGGACACCATGCTTGGGCACTGGGAGTTGTTCTGCGAGTTGGACAAAAACCTAGGGCTTCAAGCGTCAATATATACAAGAGAGCCGTATTGGAAAGAAGAACGTGAAGACGAGGACCTTTCAACTCGAGAACTATACTGTTGCAAAGACTCTGCTGTAACCGAAGAGATTCGACAGGTTCAGTCCGCGCGACTAGCTGAACATCCCAAATCACTAGAGCATTTTAAGTTCAATCTTAATCTACTCGACCCCCTACTATTCATGTCTCTTCGGGGCATTAACTACGATTCCGTAGGCGCGGCCTCTGCACGCAAAGAAGTTCTACACAAACTCTGGGGACTAAAGCATCAGTTGAACTTAGCCTCAGGCCGAATGTATCTCGGCTCTAAAGAGGATTTGTTGAGGCTAGCTCGTAGCGCCGTCTGCAAAAAGAGAGAGGCTCCTTACGTCATGGTGTTTGGACAACTACCCGGAGCCGCGCTGAAGGGTAAGATGGAATCTGCGGTTAGATTGGCGGAGATGGACAAAGAAGGTAGGTTTGAAGGAGAGTTTAGTCTAGAGACCTTGGGCGAGATTGAGTATTTACTAGACATCGAGTTGAATGTTGACTCGTCTAAGCAGATGGTTGATTGGTTGTATGTGCAACCTAATGGAAAGAGGTTCGAGCGTCAGTATAATGAGACCGAGAGTGGAGCGAAGGTGTTAACTAGCGATGTGTCGGCTTTGTTAACGATCTATAGAAAGACTCAGGATCAGGTGTGTAAGTTGATCTTGCAGATTAGGTCGCTGCTTTATACGGCAAACATTCTTGATACAAAGGTTGATCCAGACGGGAGAATACGATGTGGATATAACGTGGTTGGATCTGATACTGGAAGACTAGCGTGTTACAAATCTCCAACAGGATCGGGGTATAATTTGCAGACTGTAACTAAGAAGTATAGATGGACTCTTCGTGCTGATCCGGGTATGCACTTCTTTCAATGCGATCTAGCTGGTGCTGATGGATGGACAGTTGCAGCGCATTGCAAAAGACTTGGTGATCCGACGATGTTGGACGACTATTTGTTTGGTCTAAAGCCAGCGAAGATTGTGGCACAGATGTATTTGACAATGGAGAATGAGAAGGCTAGGTTCGAAGCTAATTCTCAGCGTGAAATGTCCGATAAGGAAATGGACCGGATGATGCATGAGGTGGCTAGATACATCAATAGTTTATCTCGCGCAGACCTAGCTCACCTTGGTAAGCAAGTCGATCCTGATGGGTGGTTATACTTTGCTTCAAAGCGAGTGCAGCACGGCACAAATTATGGCGCACAGGAAGATACTGTTAGCAACATCATTTTGAAGGACTCGTATAAGTTTCTAGGTGATCCGATTTATGTGCCACCTAGAACTTGTGGAAGGTTAAGAGCTTTGTATTTGTCTCGTTACATTGGAGTAGAACGCTGGCATTATTGGGTAGAGAATCAACTACTTACGCACGGAAGGTTGATAGCGGCTAGTGGATCAGCAAGAAGGTTCTTTGGTCGAATTAAAGATGGGACTGGAATCAATCAGGAGACGCTACGCAACGCATTAGCTCACGAGCCTCAGCATAATACTACCTATGTAACTGATCTGGGAGTGCTAAAGCTGTGGAACGATCCAAAGAATAGGGACTATGGCCGTCGATATGGTTTGATAGTCGAGCCTTTGCATCAAGTTCACGACGCGTTGAATGGTCAATTTCCTATTAGCGAAACCGACTACTGCCTTGAGCGTATTCGATACGCTATGCACAATCCAATCACAATTGCAGATCAACTAATAACAATTCCGTTTGAAGGCGCCTATGGCACAAGCTGGGGCGATTTGAAAGCGGGCAAGATATAAAATTTATGTCGAATGAATGTAACGAACTGTATCAAATGCTTCGTTCGGTTAGTATGGGAGAACTACGCGAATACTTTGAAAAACTAAAGGAGTTAAATTCTAAAGTATATGAAGAATTAGAAAAGCACATTAAAGATAATCCACCAAAATTTTACAAATGCACGAACTAAACTCTCTAGATATCGAGCTATCTCCCGAACAAACTCTTGCGCTCGGGTTCATAAAAGACTGGTATGAAAATGCTCGCGTTCCAGGTTGTCCAAACATCTTTAGATTAGGTGGTTATGCGGGCACTGGTAAGACTACTATGATCCGGCACATTCTTCGAGACAAGACGTTTCGTTCTGTCGCTGTATGCGCATTCACTGGCAAAGCCGCAGATGTTCTTAATCGCAAGGGTGTTGGAGCTTCGACTATTCATTCGCTTATATACTATGTTGAAGTGAACGAACTAACCCACGAGGTTACATTCAATCTTAAAGAACATCTAGACTACGATCTTATCATAGTCGACGAAGCCTCGATGGTATCAACCGAGATTTACCAACATCTATGCGGTTTCGGAATACCACTACTCTTCATTGGTGATCCAGGTCAGCTAGAACCTGTAGGCGAAAACCCAAATCTAATGCGCGATCCTAACTATACGTTGATCCAGATTCATAGGCAAGCACTAGAATCTCCGATCATCGCGTTCGCCACAGCGGTGCGTCAAGGCGGAGCAGGATACCAGCCAAATAGGTTTGGAAGCAAAGAGCCCGACTTGATCTTTCAGAACAAACTTCTCAAAGGAGAATTGCTTCAATCAGCGAACCAAATAATTTGTGCCCGCAACAAAACTAGACAGCAGATCAATCAGCGAGTGCGAGCTAACCTAGGATTCTCAATGCAAGACGGTTTGCACGAAGGAGAGAAACTAATATGTCTTCGCAATAACAAAGAAGCAGGAGTGTTCAACGGTCAGCTAATGTGGGTTGAAGGAATTGTAAGTGAAAGCGCGCGTTCATACACTATTGCTGCTAGAATAGATGGTTATAACTTCACCCGAGAGATAGAACTTTGGGCTGATCCATTCTACCGTCCAATCGAAGATAAGGAACACATCAGCAAAAGACTAGTCTACGCTGACTTCGGATATTGCATCACCGCTCACAAGTCGCAAGGTTCCGAATGGGATCATGTGTTAGTCATCGACGAATGGATGCCACCTAAAATCTGGGACATGGCTAGGTGGAGATATACAGCGATTACTAGAGCAGCAAAGAAACTTAACTACGCAATTTAACCATGCAAGAACCCGGAACCAATCCTAAAACCTCCCTCGACAAATCAATCCTGTTCGCTAAGCCGACAAAAGAGGATATAGTGCAGGTTGAAAAGTCTCGACTAAACCTTATAACCGATACCGAGCTTCAAAAGTCTGGAATCCTATGGGTCGTCATGGACAAACACAGATCAACAGTTCTAAAATCCCCCGGACTCAGTAGCCCGTTTAGCACCAAAGTCCGCAAATACGCCGAGCAAGTAGCTAAGTCCTATGGCGGTGTCGTTGAACCCCTTCGCATGGCGATAAAACACGTAGGAAACTCTTGCTGCAACCTTCCCCCAGAGCATCCATACTATGACTCAGACCCTAGAAAGAAACTCAAAAATTAGTATACTAATTTTTGTTGGTGGTCCAAAGGAAGGAGACTTTTTAACTGAGCATACTCACTTCAAAGAGGGAAACATATACCAAGCCAAACTTAGGTCAGACATACGCGCTCCTTGGCACGTATACAAATACAATGGTGCTGGAATGCTTCACTATCTTGGTAAATGTCAGGGTCCAGTTTCTGGTCTAGCCGATTTCTATACCAAAGTCAAACAATCTTCCGCTTGATTAGTGAACTCCTTCCTCACTAACTTTCGGACCTTTACCTCATGCTCAGAAATCCATCCGAACCACGCTATGTGGGCCGGATTGATTGCATTGTCGTCTCTGGTCTCGAAGCGCGTGCATCTGGAAATGGGGCACTTTGATATTTACACCAACCTTTATGTTGTATTTGTAGCTCCGCCCGGAGGAAGGAAATCAACCGCTATGGACTTCACTGGACGCTTTCTCGAAGAGGCGAAGGGCATACCAATAGCATTGGATTGTGTAACCAAGGAAGCAATCATTGGTGCGATGCAAACGTGCGAAATGGCTTTTACTCCACCTCAAGGAGGACTACCATTTGTCTACACCCCGATGACTATACTAGCTACAGAATTGTCGGAATTTATAGGCGCGTCCAAAGAAGGAATGATAAATTTCCTAACCACATTATTTGATAAACGCGGAGACTACACTTATCGAACTATCAAGCGCGGCGCCGAGACTATTATCAAACCTTACCTAACTATGCTAGGTTGCACCACCCCTGCATGGATCACTGCCCGTCTTCGTGACGACATCATCTCAGGTGGCTATTCCCGCCGTGCGATATTTGTCTACGAATCCGAAGAAGCGGCACGCATAGCCTTTCCTGAAGTTACTGACGAAATGCGCCTAGCGTGGGACGAAGCAATGGCATATGCACAAGAACTAAAAAAAGTCTTCGGTATATTTCGCTGGGAAGATGATGCTAAGTTGTATTTCAAAAATTGGTATGACGCTTTTGTTCCTCCAACCAAAGACCCTATGTTGTTAGGTTACTTTAGAACAAAACATGTTCAGCTTCTTAAGGTCGCGCAGCTTATCTCGCTTAGTGAATCAACCGCACTTGTTCTAAGAAAAGACCATCTAGAGTTCGCTATGGGTCTGCTTAACATGGTAGAACAAAATCTATCAAGAGTCTTTGAGGGCGTAGGACGTAATGAATTGAATGGTATGGCATCTACTCTATTTGACCTAATCCGCGCAGCCGGCGGACACCTAGCTGAGAAAAAAGCCTATGTTGCTATGTTCGCTCATGGCAATGAAGCTGAGGTCAGACAAGTAGTAGATCATTTAGTCAACTCAGACAAGCTAGTTCGACAGCCACTTCAACATAAAACCAAAAACATAACAACTATGGTGCTATTCACCAAGGAAGCGCACCTAAAACTAAAACAAGAACAAGAGTTCCTAAAATCACAAAACAGTTCTAACTAATGAGTGCTGAATACTACATATCGCTTGACGAAATCTATGAATTGCGCAATAGTCATAATGTTAAGGTAGACAAAGTCATATATCTTAACACTCTTCGTAAGTTAGTCGGCGAACGCCTACCGAAAAACAAAGCCGGTGTAGCAATAGTCACCGACTACGACCTTATCAACGCTGATCCTCACGAACACTTCGAGGCTCTGACCGCAGCGACAGCCAAATGTTTATAAATCATGAATCCCGAACAACAAATAGATGCGATTCGTATCCTATATCGTCTCACTCCAGAAGAAGATACAATTCAAGGATTGCACAAACGTTTTATTGAAGCGGCAAAAGAAAACTTAGTCACTATTCCTGAGGTGTACACCTCAGTTAGAGAATGTCTTCTAACAAAAGACCCGCTACTTGCATTTGCTGCGTGGTATACAACTTGGGTAAACGGTAACATTTACTTCGCTCAGCATTTTGGTGTAACAGAAACCAAACTTGGTATGGGCATTACATTGTTTTGTTGTCCGCCATTTCAAGTTCAAATGTATCTGTTCAAATCTGAGGCGGTAATACCTTCACACAAACACCCAAATGTAGAATCTTACGAAGTCTATGTTGCTGGAGATATGGAACTTACAAAAGACGATGGAACTGGTCGATTAGTCAATATAACAATTAAAGAGTTTGTTGCGCGCGACGAATATGGACGAACCAAATGCAACGGAGGGATGATGCGAATACCTGCTGCAAGTAGTCACGGAGGACATATTAACAAAAGTCCTCTTGGGCCTTTTGGAGGTGCGTTTCTTTCTATTCAATACTGGCTTAACGAAGTGGCTCCCAAACCTATTCAATTTGATTGGGCAGGTCACGACGGATCAAAAGAAGGTTAGTTTTCTAATCAAGACGCAATAAGGCCGGACAGCACTAATTCGCTGTCCGGCCCTTTTCGTATTCGATCTAAATACTAATTAAGCACGTAACTATACAATAATTGCTGTTTAAACGCTCCTACACGAGGCACAGTGCATCCTTTGGAATCATCCCACGCCCATCCAAAGTGACTAGCCGCTACTTCGTTGCTTCCACTCACTTGGCCGTCAGCTTCTGTGGCTTGATTCCAAGCCATTACATAGACAACTTCAGGTGTGCCATCTGGTCTCTTTGGCACTACATCATGCGGCCATTCGGTCACATCTCGTGCAGCACCTAAAACTTCCCTATAACCGCCAAACACCGACATTCCGACATAAGTTATAAGACGAGTATAGATCTTACCACTACCAACGGTAACATTTATTTTGATAAGTTCTCCCGCTGGAGTTAGTCGGGGCATTGTTGCAGCTAATGGAATAAACATAAGTTGTTTTAGTTTACTAATTAAGATTGATAATTAAACTGGAACTTCCGCCCTAATATCGTCCAAAGAACTTTGAAGTATTCCCCGCTCACCCTCGTTCGCTGCAATCTCAGCCAGAAGAACTGCTTCCAAAGAAACGGACGTCCAAGACTTTCCAATAGTCTCTTCACGATTAGTCAATCCGCTAACCGAAATGTCGATCTTCGGACCTTTGTTAGCTTCGATTGCGATTGCTGCGTCCAGTGCTGAGATGAACGCCATGATAACTAAAGATGACTGAATCTCAGCAGTTGTCCGTGGTGTATCGTGATATATACGGCTCTCAGTGATAAGTTCTCCAAACTCGGGATCAAGTCCTTTGGCGCTAAACTTGCGCTCGAATCGAACTCCTTTTAGTGTCTCTCCCGAAGATGGAGTATAAACCTCTCTAATAATTCCAACAATTTCATCCTTATCAGCTTCAGTGTAACCTAGTTTACCTAGCTCCTCCTGCAACTTGCGTTCAAAATCCGCAAGTATTTCTTCGCGCTCTGCTTGTGAAGCGGCGCGAATTGCTTCTTTTAGTTCTTCTTTAGTTATGTTCATTTGATCTATTATGGCCATTAGTAATTCCTCGTTGTCGTTGGCCGGACAAACAACGTGGACATTCACCGAATTTGGGTGAAAAATTATTTTTATCATATAAGGTTTAAGCTAAAGATTAGCCTCAACTATTGCAAGGTTGGCTGAGGTGACCGCCGTAACATTTTATCGACTTGCTGAATAGCGCGAGCGCGAGTGATGTTTTGGTCTTTTGCCATAATTTGGTCAATAAGAACAGCGCGCATGACTGCTGATTTGTCGAGTCCGCCACCAAGACCAAAAGCGGCTAGGGTTGTCTGCTTTTGTTGAAGACGCTGCATTTCAGATGGAGCTGGACCCTGGATTCCGTAGGTTTTGAGTAGATCTTCGCGATCGGTGGAAGTTAGACGAGAGCCTCCGCGACGAGGGTCTTCAGGAAGAGTCATGTTCTGTGCTTTCTCAACAGCAGCCTTAAGACCTTCGGCAGCAGAGAACTCAGAAGGAGATTCACGTTCGCGCCCGATTAGCATTTGGCGTGCGGCTGCAAAGTCTTTACGAACAATTAGTTCGGCTACGTCGGTATAGAATCGAGAGAGTTCGTTACGTGTGCGTTCGTCTTGTTGTCGTGAGGTTTGCTCGAATTCACGCATATCGGCCACGCGTTTCGGAGTGAACCCAATAGACATAGCAACACGCTCAGCCGTATTAGGACTGTATTTGAGATTTCCAGTTGAGTCGCGAACTTCGCCGTCGTTACGATACAACTTGAGTATGTTTTTAAGTGGAGCGGGAGAGGCTTGTTCAGCGGCTTTACCAAAGTTTCCTTCGAGTGCGGCTTCCCCAGCATTGTATAGGTTGCCAATGATAGCTCCGGGTGCGCCAAAGAGATTAGAGACGTGCGCCCCATCGTAGCTGGAAATACCTAACATGTTGGAAAGAGATAGACGAGAAGAAAGGTCAATACCAGTCATGCGACTTGGAATACCGCGCATTGCTGCGTCAGCCATTGGACCTCCGTTCTCTAGGTCTTCACCAAAGAGACCTGCAAGACCTTTGCGAATATCTCCATTGAGTCCAGGATACATTTGGTTTGCCACTGCCATTGCGGTTCCTACAGCAGGTAGGCCAAGAACTCCCGCAGCAAGAAGCTGAGTTCCGACGAGCTGAGCAAACGCTTTTGAATGCGCGCTAGTAATCGAGCCGCTACGAACTGCGTCCTTTGCCATACGATACATCATCGAGGTCATGGTGACCGTAAACCCTTGGAGAGACCCAATTGCAGCGGCAGCGCTACGGTTAATCCATTTGCCTGAGTAAAATCCGGCGGGACGTGCGATTGATCCTCCTGTTCCGGGGGCGGTTAGAGTCAGCAGCTTAGTGACGTATGCATACGAGTCGGGTTCAGTTAACTTACCTTCGGCTATTAGTTGCTTAGCTCGAAGCGCGGCAGTGACTGCTGTGACACGGGATGATACTCCAGTCGCTGCGCCGTAGACCATACGCATTAGACTGGCTATGTGACTAACTTTGCCACTAGCTGCCTCTGCCATACCTAAAGGAGTAACTTTACCGTCCTTAGCGCGAGAGATGTTGAGCGCATTTAGGTCAGCGTAGTCAAAGAAGTATCCTGTGGTTTGCGCCTCAAGCAGACCATCACGTTCGAGACGATATACCATTGAATCAATAAACGGATCAGCATATTTTTTACCTCCTGAATAAGCTTGTGCAACTTGCTTGTAAGCGTCGAACAAAAGCTTATAGCCACTAGCAATTGAAAGTCCTCCGTGAGTGAGTTGCGCAGGAAGTGCAGTCAAAGGCTGACTGACCTCGATCATTGCTGAGCTTAGGTTCGCCGCGGGAAAATACAAGAACGACCATTCTCGGACTTTGTTAGCCCAGTGTGAAGTGCCTGCTAGAACGTTGTCTATTTGTTGACGCGCTACTACACCCGCACTTGGATTGGCCTGAAACGTAGGATCAAGAAGAGCGACCGAAGCTCTATCACGTAGCCAGCCTTTGGTGAGTGCGTATGGCACAGTCGAGATGTAACGAATACCGTTTTCTAGCATGTCCAAATGTTCGCGCCCCGGAGCAAACTTGCGATGTTGAAGATATTTGTTCAATCCACGCGCAGATAGTTCCTTTTCTATTGCAGTGTCGAATGCTTCAAACGCTGGCTTAGACGCTCCAGTTGGATCAGCACGTTGAACAGCTAGTTCGCCGATTTCTTTGAACGCTCTTACGATGTCGGGGTTCAAGCCAAATAGACTACTTTCTGAATTATCGTAACGCTGAATGTTTTCGACATTAGGATCACGACGAACTTGTTCAATCTTAGATTCAAGTTCTGTTCTGGAATCAGCACTAACTCGACCCGCAAGTTTTTCTCCTTTAATAGTGTAGGATGCGGAGTATCGACCAAATCGTTGCTCGGATACGAAATGTGGTTGGGAGTCCAGACGTGCTGCCATAGTCTGAGACTTTGTAATCAGATCAGTCACAGCGGCTGAGGTAGTGGCAACTTTCTCAGGAGGGATACCGAACTCTGTTGATATTGATTGTATAAGCAAAGTTGGATCAACTCCTGGAGGTAAGGGAATTTTACCGCTAGTCATTTCTAGAACAGTAACCAGTCTTTCAGAAGCGTCAATCGCTGGACGGTAGGACGTAGCTCCACCGGCCATCATTAACCTAGCTGAAGCATGAACAATCTGCTGTCGCCCATAGCGTTTGAGTTGCTCTGCTACGATCTTGTTCGAGCTTGCTATGGCCGAACGAACTTCTTGTAGGTGAGCTATCTGTTCGCCAGTAACTCCGTGTTTGGCGTAGAATGAATTAGCCTCTTCAGGAGTCAGTAACCTGCCCAAAGTCTGCTCAGTCAAAACCTGATCACTTAGTGCCTTACGCATGGTGTCAGATTTACTAAGTTGCTGAAGCGACTTAGACGGTCCTTTGATGCGTACCACTCCATTAACGTAGTCACGTTCAAAGAAAGGCGAAATTGCGTCATTAGCTCCACGAGAGGCAGAGGACCTATAAGCAACGAGTTCACTAGCAATTGGTTGTAGCACTGGATGCATTTCAGCTAATTGTAAGAAATCTGTCCACCATGATTCAACCTTACCAATCTCGGTTTCGTCACCTTTTGGCAAGATTTTCATGTATAACGGCTCGATTGTAGAGTCCAATACACGATCTCCGGTTTTGACATCTTTTAGCGAGGGAGTAAATCCACCTTTGTCCGCTCCCATTAAGTGCTTAGGTGAAGTAGCGTCGAGAAACCGAAGTTGCTTAACTGCGGTTTCTATTTCTTTGCCAGTCGCCGCTATAGAAGCAAACCTTTGATTTAGATTACCCACCATATCAGCCTCACGTTGTGTCAGTCCTCGATCTTCAACAAGTTTGTTTTGCCCAAAGAACAATCCTCTAATGGCAGAACCTATCTCCTTGGCTTTACGCGCAACTGTTAGCATTAGTCGACTAAACGCTCCATCGCCATACAACAGCTCACCACGAATACCTTCTTTCGAAGTAGACTTATGCGCTGCTCCCATAGCATACATCGAAGCCATAGTGCTAAGAAACTCATTCGAGTCAGTAGCTGAGTATTTTAGCATTCCCTCGAACTGTTGCCTAGCGATTGGGTCTCGTGCCAAGTTTGCTTGAACCTCAGGAGGCAAAGTGCTAAGTGCAGAAGAACGTAGAACAGCCCAACGATCGGCTTCTGTCATTGCGTCAGCAGTGTCAGCGGCTTGCTTAACCGTATAAGCTTCGTGTGGAGAAAGCTCACCTCTTGTAGCTGCCGAAGACACCACGTGCCATGCTTCATGACCAAGAACCATACCAGCTAATGCTTCGGTCTGAGCACCACCAAGGTTTTTAGGAAGTAAACCAACAACTGGTTTCCACGCATTCTCGAACTGATAATTAAGCAACACTCCGATCGCGTTTCCTTCAAGTGCTTGAGCCATCACGGTCTCCGCCTTCGCTGCTTGAGGAAACACTGCAGCTACCCGAACAAAATTCTCTACCGCGTCAGCGTGAGCCTGTTGTTCTGCAGGTTTATACCCACGACGAGAGAAATACTTTCTCGCATACTCCATTGTGGACATCAAAAAGCTACGTCCCTTTGGCATTTCTGTCAATCCCGTAATCGACGTCGATCCCAGACCAGTTCTAGCTGCTTCTCCGATGGCGTCCAACCTAATCTGCCCTTCACGTTGTGCCATAGCAGAGGACACTGTTGGTCCCATTCCAACCGAGCGCGCTTCTTTTTTCGTCGACTCATAAAGCTCAGCTAGTTCTGGTTGTTTTTGAAGCCAAAGTTTAAGAAATTCTCGGCCTGTAGTAACCCAATTACTAGCTTCTTTTGCGGGAGTTAGTTTATCTGTTCCTTTGAACTGAGCCTCGTCTGGTAGGACGTCATTTGCCAAGTTCAAGAAATCATTATAGTCAATCTCGGCCTTAATGTTTCCCTGACCAAATCTACGATCTAGTATATAATCCAAAAGAACTCTAGCTCTAGGAATTAAACTTTCAGTTTTTCGGAATCCCAGACTCAATGCAATAGGATCGTCTAGAACTAGACGCTCAGCTATGTTTTGAATTGTGTCAACCGCGTGCTGAGAAAAGGTATCTACCGCAGCTTGGTCTGTTCCAGAAGAACGCACACTATCCACTTCACTAGAAAGTATCTCCAAAGGATCAAACACTTCACCATTCTCGTCCATTAACACTGGAGCATCACCTTCGTCTTGAAGTTCAGTTATATCAGGAGGGACATAATCTTCCTGACGTTGATCAGGACGACTAGCAAATCCTTCGTTCATTGTCTTAAGTTTGTTGTATTTCTTAACTACAACAAACTTACCTTGACGTTCTACTCCTTCATAACTAAAGTCCTGATTTTGACCAACTTCCCGTTGCATAGCGTCGGCCTTTTGCCGCGCCTCATTAAGAGATTTTAGTTCGATTGGAGTTTTGACTACTTGTCCCTCTTTACCCACAGACTCATTATACTCAATTTCCTCCCCTCCAGATTGTTTCTTAATCGCAGCTTTGTAAGCATTCTCAGCCGAGGTTCGCATATAGCGCCTAACTTGATTTTCATTAAACACTTCTCCATTAGGACCTACCCACTGACCGCCTTTGTAAGTCAAATTTCCCATTGACCTTAACAAAGCATCGTCAATCTCCGCAAACTTACTGTATTTCTCATTAGCGCTATTATACAGAATATCATTGCGCCATTTAGTTATTTGGGTAAGTGGACTTTTAGTCGACTGTCTAACTTCATAAGGCAGCACATTGTATTCGTCATCAATATGACTCATTTTTTCTGTAGCCGCAATCAAACCTTCGCGCCTTTTGGTAATAACCTTACCAGACTCCGCATCCTCTTTCATGTTCAGTGAATCTCGAACCTGAAACCATAACTTTCTAAGAGTATTATCATCTGCCTCAAAGTCAAACTCTCGCTTGAGCATTTCCTTAGTCTGCGCTGCCCAGTCATGAATTTTCAGTGCTCCTGCACGAGCCAATCCCTCGGCTACATACCCAGCTTCCAAAAACATTTCGTGTAAAATGCTTGGATCAACCAACATGTTCACATTACCTCTTCTAGCCTTGCGTGCGGCCCTCGCGGCTTCCACAGCCTCCTTTGTAAAAATCTTGTTATTCGCGCCAAACTGCTGAACCTTAGTTTCAACTGCGCTCTCTGCCGCATTCTTCACAGCTTGAGCAGTCTTGTCCACTGCTTCTTCCAACGTAGCTCCATCTTGAACCTTCTCTGCCACGCTCTTCTGCATCTCGACATCGTTCAAACGATCCAGCGCCACGTCCTGCACTCCATGCTCGGGTTTTAGTGTCTTATCATACAACAACTTGATTTGAGGCACAGCGACATTTGGATCGGGTTCTGCTAACGCAGGTTTAATCTGACTCTCTAAAATCTCAGGTGTGATAAACCTACGACTTGAGTCCAAAAACTTATCAAACACGTCAAAGTTCTCTCTTGTTCCTCTGAACTCTTCACCGCCGACAACACGTTTCTCAATCGCTGGTCGGTTGGCGCTAGTAGATTGCCTCAACTCTGGAAGAGTATAGCCGAGAAGTGTGTGCTCTGGAGAAGGTTCTTCGACGTCTAACTTGCGATAGCCTTCATAGGTAGGATCAGTTCCTCGACCTAGAACGAAGTTGTCGTTGCCGGGAACTCGGCCTTCGGGATAGGCTAGTTCCAGAATCTCGGGAGTAGTCTTGCTCGCTTGTTGACGCGCTAAACTAGCGTTAAACGCTTCAGTTCGTTTGGCTGCTGACGCGGCTCGAATCTGTGCAACGAGTGCTGGATTGGGACCACGAATAGCTTCTGGTAGATCGAATGGAAGAAAGGGTAGTTGACTGATAACGTTTTGAACCAAATGACTAGATGAAGTGTCAACTCCTTGACCAGACGCAATTGAGCTAGCTTGATGCCCAGCTTCTTGAAGACCTAATGCCGCTCCTTGAGTTCCTAAATACTGCGCCGCTCGCTGTCCTCCGGTTTCGCCAATAAGTCTTCCAGCTTCGTCCGCAAGCGTAGCGCCAACTTTGCGTAAGGCCATTTGACCTCCAATGCGAGCCACACCAGGCATAGCAGCAGTAAGAGCCCCAGTGAATAGACCCTGGCCAGCAGAACCAGTATTTTCATAAGCTTGAGAACCAGCGAGAAGGGCTGAACCTCCCAAACCCGCAGCAGCAGGACCAAGAGAAGCTCCGCCAGTGAAAGGCGCAGCTATTAGTAGTGGCGCTAGATTTACTGCCGCTCTCGGAAACCCTTCGCCCGCGGAAGTGAATTCTGGTCCTAGTCCAAGAGGTTCACCAATAGCGCCAAATACTGATCCTGCGGCTTCGGGTGCTCCAGTCCAGTCGAGGCCTTGGTCGATGCGCGCACTTAGTCCTTTGATCCAAGAGTCTTTGGCGCCTTCAGCAAACATCTCTGACTTGGTGAGCGCGTTCATACGTTGCGAGTATTCAGGCAACGTCATGTTGGAGAACAGAGTCTTGTTCTTGTCCTCGTCATACATCTCAAGGACTTTTCGGTAAGGAAGTTTAGGCAAACTTCCCATAATTTCCTGAGGCGTCATACGTAGGTTTGAGTGGGAAGTTGATTTAGAAGCATGAGAGCTAACGGAATTTGATTAGCTGCGCCAGTTTTAGGCATAGCGGCTTGCGAGGCGCCTGATCCAGTTGAAGGTTGGTAAGACGAAGGATTGGGGTTATATTGGTCGTTACCGAATAGTCCAGTTCCAAGCCAACCACCTTTAGTGTTACCGGCGGCACCTTGCATAGCTGCGTTGGTTCCACCAGCAGGAGCCATACCTGGAGTTCCAGTGTCGAACATTCGTATAGCGTCTCCAGCCATACCAGAATTCATGGCTCCTCCAGCAGCAGAACCGATTGCAGAGCCAAGTTGACCTCCAGCAGTTCCAGCGGCGGTTGTAGCAGCGGCTTGACCTGCGGCTGATCCAGCAGCAGTAGTGCCAAGAGAAGTGCCTAGGCCAGATGATAAACCTGAGACTAATCCAGTCATTGCGGGAGTGAGTTAAGAATACGGAAGAGCATTTCGTCTTTTCCGGTGGAGCCTAGCTTTCTACCGGCAGCGCCAGTGAGGTCTAAGGCATTTCCGGTCCATTTAGCTGGACCTTTGTCGAGAATGGGGAACGTGCCGGTTTGTCCGGTTTTTGGATTTTGGACCCAAACTTTGGCATTTTTAATTGCGTTCGCGTTTCGATGAGAACCAAAGAATTGATCAAGCGTCTCGAACGGAAGTGATACTCCTTCGACATTAGGATCGCGAGTATTTGCTCCGAACGCCCCGATTCCATTATCTTGAGTATCAGGTGATCCATCGAGGTTGTGGCCAAAGATTGTTGTAGGGCCTCGAAGAATGTCGTTAGGATTAGATGATGGAGTCGAACCTAACGATAAAGGAGTTTGTTTTTCTGTGCTAGAGCCTTGAGCCGGTGCCGATTTCCTTCCCATTGACGGAGCAAAGAATTGAAACGCTTTGTCGATTAGACCTTCTCCGGGAGCGTTTGCAATGCTTTCGCCAACCCCTTTCAACATTCCAGACGCAGGATTCTTTAATGCAGAACCGACTCTCTTCAGATCGTTGATGCCAGAAAGCTCAGACAATATCCCTCCACCTGAGCTAGACTTCTCCTTTCCTGCGCCTGTCCTATCTAACACGGACTGACGAATCTGATTCGTTTGTTCTGTTTGCGCCTTAAGCGCTGCTGCCGCTTGTGGCGCAAACTTCTCCAGAACCGAAACGAGGACCGAATCGCGAACAGAAGGGTCCACGTTGGGCGACATTGAGATTTCGTTGAGGAGCTTGAGTAGTGCTTCATCTGAATGTTGGGTTTGGTTCTGTTGTAGAGCTTGCTTACGCACTGCGACTTCGTCAGCATTGACTCCATAGTTAGCCCAGTCTCGTGATTCATCTGACGCTAACTTCTCGCGAGAAAAGTCTAGTCCCTGACGCTGAAGATCTTGTCCGGCCCAATCACGAGCACTTACATCAGGACGAAACGCAGTTTCTGACTCCAAATTTCCAGTCTGTGCGCCCATCAACTTCCTCTGCGCCTCGCGCTGAAGACGTGCGTCTTTGCCAAACGTATTAAATAACGTCGACAGTTCGTCAATAACCGACTTATTGGGTAAAAACCCAGCAGCACTAGGAGATTGCATAAGAAGTATTCAATTTACGTCCGATCGCGGCCCATAGACCAAACCAGAACAAGACTATTGGAAAGTAAATAAACCCAAGTTTATATCCAGGTTCGATATACAGCCAACCTCCCCACTTAGTCAGTGGCTCAGTCATGAGTTTCTTAACCAGCCATAAAACTAGTTTACTCTTTCTCATTAATGGCACAAGCTTAGCAGCCATGCAACGATACCCAGCGACTCGCGGTCCACTAGCAAACTCATCGCGGCAGCGGCGCACAAACCAAGGCAACTTACCTGAGTAGGCTTCCAGAAAGATGAAGCAGCATAGCGTAATGCCGAAACCTGAATTCGATCCAGTAGAGTTGGTCGTTCCTTGTTGAACTCCGCTAGTGATGTCATTGCTTTTTGTGAGTTGATTGGTGAGTGTATTAGCAGTTCCGCCCGCAGTAGATGACGTAGCCTTTGGCGCCATTAACCTAGCCCAATCAAGATTGGCCAACGGACTCGCATTGGTTAACAATGAATTGGCGGCGCCGGTTCCTTGCGCGATAGCTGCGTCTTGCGCACCTGTAAGTGCAGCCGCCTCCCTAAACCCTTGCTT